AACCGCCTGCCCCGTACATGCTATACTACTTGCAACCCCTCTTCGCCCGGCCCTTCGCCGCCCACTTTGTCATCTTGGCCTTGCCGAACTTCTTCCTGCCGATAGTCGCGGCCAACGCCGCCGGGTCCTCAACGCCCTGCTTCGCGAGTGTGCCCTTGAGCTTCGCAAACCGCCCGCCAGCGCCGAGTTTCATGCTTTTCTTCGCCATTACGAACCTCCTATTGAGTTGACCGGACTTCAGTCGCATAGATACGGCCTAGCCGGTCAGTCCATCCGTCCACAATGTAGTTCACGCCGTTGATGTAGCTCCGGCAGTCTGTAGGAGTTCCGTCCGGAGTGTTCATATAGACGCGTATCCCGCGCCTCACTTTGTTCTGCGTGTAGCCATCCCACAGGTCCATATAGCCGCTCAGTGAGCGTGCCCGGCACTTACCGACGAAGCGAACAGGACAGGTCGGCAACGGTTGCGTGTATAGATCACGCGCTCTCACGTACACCCTGGTTGGCCAAGTGTTCCACGTTACCGTCACCTCCACCGTAAGCGTCTGCGCATTCAACACTACCGGGACTAGTGTCGTCTCGCTATGGCTACTCGCGGATGCGAGGATGTACAGGAGGGCTAGGGTTAGCATGGCTGCAACGTCACGTCGTCAACGTAGACACCACGGCTCGCCGTATCCAATGTCCACTCGAGCCATGCCTCGTCAATGTCCGGGGGCACCCCGAACGTGACGCAGTGCTGAGTCCATCCAGAGGATGCGGCCAGCACTGGCTTGCGACTGATCTTGGTGAACGTGGAATCGGGATACAGCATCTGGTTACCGTAAGCGCCGTAAGCCATCACGTCTACATTAGCCGTGTTCTCTGCAGCTGATTTGGTCCAGAACTTGAGTCTGTATGTCCCCTGTGGGTTCAGTGTTATTGCACGGCGCAGAATAACCGAGCCAGTTGCACCCTTTGTGAGCAGGCAGGAATACGTGCCAGCGTGAGCATCGCCGTTGCTGACAGCAACGCTGCTGCCTGCGCCCGACCATACCGCCCACCACCCGCCGCTCGTCGGGGGTGTGCTTGTAGAGCCACTTGTTATCGTCTGGTTAGCCTCGAATCCGGAGTCGGGAATGCCGGTCGCGTTCGTGTTCACGATCTGGCAGTTAGCCAGTTCCGGCAAAGTCAGGCACTCAATAGTGCCCGCTCCTACCGCCGTCGCGAGATCGGCGGCGAGTTGAGCCATTGCGGCCCGCGTCTCGCCTGCCTGCACGCCCGGATTGTGGAGGAATATGCATACACAGCAACCGGAGTTTGCTATCAGACTAACCAGAGCAGTTGCCGCCGCCGCATCTGCAGGCATTACCTGGCCGCAGATACCCATCCCGCTTCCACAGTCCCATGCCGACCACTTGGCGCGCGCGGTGTGAGTGCGAATCGCGGGGAACAACGATTGCAGCACCCTGCTTAGTTGCCCCTGTTTCGCGACCGGACTCGCTGTGGACGTGCCATAATAGACCAGCACTTCTGCCGCATCAGCTAGCGTGCCCTGCCCCCAGAGCGCGGGGCTGATAGAGACGGTCTGCTCGTCGCCAGACAGACCGCCTACTGCCGTCACAACATGGGTGTGCCCCTGCGCGTAGAGATAGTCTCCAACGATAAGCGCGCGCGTGAGGTCTTCGAGGTGGATCGAGGTTGATGCGACGGGGTAGCCGCCTGTGTTCTTGACATGTGCGGTTATCTCAGTTGCGCCCCAGCTCCCAGGCATCGCCCAGAACTGCGGCGAGCCACAGATACGATGGGTCTGCTTGTATGTTGCGCTTGCCGGATAGGATGTATAAGATAGATCACTGATCGTCCGGTACGCGCGTGCCACATCTGAACAGCCCTCGTCGAGATCGAGACCGGTCCCATCCGTGTAGCCATGACCACCGATACACCACCCATAGCCTCGAAGCATGGTGAGATCCAGTGCAGTCAACGCATTCGCGCCACCCACCATGTCTGCTTGCAACGCCAGCGAGACCGGAATGCCATTGTCGCTCATCATCTCGGCGAACGTCCGGTTGCCGTAGTCCGCATGAGACCCAAGCGGGAAATATGTGGACTTCTGGCCGTCGTCAACGACTATGGCGACTGCAGCGCCCGCCGTCACAATCCTGCGGGGCATCGTTCGACGCAGGAGAGGATGCGACGTCATCAGACCATTATGTGCATCGCCGGCCACGAGGTCTTCGAGGCTCAAGACACCCACACCCGACTGCTCGACGCACTCCCGTTTTGCACCTGGGTATCGCTCGATAACGTATGGGTTAGTTGTGCTAGCCCCTGCCGTGACCGCCGCTGCCGTCGTGTCAGCAACCAACTGCCCGTTCTCGGCGGTGATGGTGTTCCCGTATGGGGAAGACTTATCGAATGTGTTTCGCTCGTTGTGCGCCATGGTCTACTCCATATCTCCGTACCAGTCGTTTTCGACGGCTACCTGGTTCGTGCGGTCCCTGGACATTGTGTTGAGATATACTTCGAGGTCGGCCATACCTCCAACGAACGCTTGGCCTATCACACTGAGCCTACCCTGTGCTTCCGCGCTGGCAAGATCGGCTGTCTCGGCAAGCGCCGCCGCGCCCTCGGCTAGCACCGTATGCCACTCAGCGGGAAGACTGTCGGGCTCCGCTTCACTGCCGTTCGTTGTGGCTTTCACGCCGGTTGTGTAGCCCGTGCCGGCAGTGGTCAGCGTGACGCTGGTGACGCCCGTATTGGTGACGGCACCCACGGTCACGGTGCCGCCTGTTCCGCCTGCCAGTGTCAGCACGTCGCCGACCGCGTAGCCTGAGCCCGCCGCCCCGCCGCTCATGTTCACAGTCGCGATAGCAGACCCGGAGAGTGTTGCGATATTCACGGTACAACCCGAACCGAGAGAAGTGGGGGTGGCGAAGTCGTCAGGCAACGAACCGCCCTTGATCCATGCGGTATAGGCGGCGTCTGGCATAGTCGCCCAAACGATGTTAGGCCGCTCAAGCAGATACTCAGTCGGCTTGGAGCTCGATATGTCCGTGCCTGCCGTGGTGTCGCCTGCCGCTATTGTCGTCATGGTCGAATAGGTCGGCCCGGACTCTTTCTTCGCGATAGTGAGTATGCCATCACATTCGGCATCCAACTCCGCGTACCACAACTCCTGATAGGTGGTAGTGGCTGAGTCGGCTTTCGCAGTGCCGGTGACGCTTATGTCTTCCGTCACGTAGACACCGGCGGTTGTGATGCCCTTGAGTGTGACGGTCTGAGTGGTGTCTGCTGCATCATCCGAGTAGACCGATATGGTCCCGATCCCCGTGGTCCCGCCCTGGTTTGCGAACTCCGACTGATACCGCCAACCCTCCGTTGCTTCGCCCTCTGTGAGCGCGTTTAGTGGAGTTGTCCCGATAGTGACGCCGAGAATGCCCCAGCAGAGCGAGGTCGGCAACGCGCTCTCTTGCACGTAGGCCGCGATAGCCACGGGGTGACGTGCGATCTTGTAACCAACCCGACGCGCGAGAAGCCTCTGAGCAGTGTTGACTTTTCGAGTCCACCACTGCCGAGAGAACTTCCCGTCAGCCGTTGGGTTGACGTTCGGTTCGCTTATGAGGTCGCGCGCCTCTTGTATAATCGCCGCGAGAGTCATGGTCTATCCCCACAGTTCCAGTGACACCCAGTCGTGCTCGCCGCCCGTCGCGGCGCTCGTACCATTCGAGAGTGACCAATGCAGATAGCGGAACGGCAACTCCACGGGCCTCTGCTCGCCAGGATCGCCCGTGCTCAGTGTCGTGAGCTTACGAGAAGAGGCTTGCCACGAGAGGTTGCCAACAGAGAATGTCGCGGTTCGCGTAGACTCAAGATCGCCGTGGAGCAGGTGTGTCACCTGCCTGAACCCCTGCCTGCCGATAACCGAGGTCGTGCCGCTCAGCGTCAGGGCGTCATAGATCGTGTTATTCATGCAGTCTTTGCCGATGACGCCCACGAGTTTGGTTGTCGCGCCACTGCCGACCGCCGCCACCGGGAGGTCATAGCACTTCTCAGACCCCGAGGCTACGGCGGTGATCCCAGAGCTCGTCACCGCCGCCCCGGTTATGGTCGTTATCGTCGCATTGCCGGACGCCTCACGGATCGTGATCGTCGCCGTCGCGTGGACTGCCGAAGCTACCGCGCCAAGCAGATAGCCCCAGTCAGTCTTGCTGGCCGACACAGCACTAGCGCCGTTCAGTGTCACGGTCTCGGCCACAACGATATTCGTGCCGGTCGTCGTTCCGTAGAGCGTGACAGTTCGCACGTCGCCCGCCGTGTCTGACACAACCTCTATCCCGTCGTTGTTCGGCTGGTTTGTGAATGCGATCCCTGTGCAAGCCGACGCGAACGTATCGCCGACCTCGTTGGACGAAGCCGACGAGCACAGCATCCCGAACTTGTAGGTCGCGTTCGACCGAAGATCGAGTTGGGGCACGCAACAAGTCGGCAACTGCCCGCCCCCACCCAGGTCTATCACGCCGCTTGACGCGCCGTAGAGACACACCGCGCGCGTTCCGTAGTAAGTGAGTTTGGACATATCAGCCTCCTAGAGTCTGCTTCGTGCCTTGCGTTTCACACGCACCGGCTTGTCGTAGCATGTCGGGCAAGCCAACCCGCCGCGTTGTGACTTCAACCGTCTCTTCTCATAGGTGAAGCCGCAGAAGTCGCAGTCGTATAACACCACGCCGATAGGCGGGCACTTACGCACTTCCATCGTCTTTCTCCTCGGTCGCGTCTTCCGTCTTCTCGTCTTCCGGCACGAACAAGTCCCACAGGACCATGATCTGATCCGGGGTCAGTTTCTCAGCCTCGTTCAGCTCTTTGAGCTTCGCCACGATCATGTCCGTCGCGATAGGGCCGATATTTACCTCGACCTCTTCGCCCGACTCCCACTTGACCGTGCCGTGCTCGTTGTCCACAACGATGCCGTATTTCGCGACCTCTTCCTCGGTGAATCCGAGGGACATGCGCAGGTCAGTAATCGTCCTGAACGTAGTGACGTTGCACTCCGTGGGTACCGGAAGAATATTGAGAAGCAGAATGCGAGCCATATTTCCGAGTTTCACTTTGAGTGTTCTCCTTTGGTTTGGTGGGGGTGTTTACGGCACACCCCCAAAGCCATGGGTCATTAGGCGGAGGCTACAACGTAGCAGCTCCAGGTATTCGCACCCGAGCAGTAGAAGTAGAGCAGCGCCATCTTTGTAGTCGTGATAGCCGCCGTACCGTAAACCGTCACGCCGGATGCGCCGGCAGTGATGGTCGAGGTTTGGTTGCCACGGTTGTAATAAGCGCAGTAGAACGAGTCGCCCGTCGCCACACCCGTGATGCCAGCGGATATTTCCGCGCCGGTCGGTGTGGTTGCGGTGCTCGCGCCGGTCTGGGAGTTCTGTGTAACCAATCCACCCAGAAGTCCGGCAATAGTCAGCGTAGCGGCCTGTGCGTCATAGTCAGTCAGCAAGTTGCCGACGATAGGCTGTGTGCGCACGCCGCGACACAGAGAGGTCTGTCCAGTTGCGGAGGCAGTCAGGACCGTCGTGCCAGATGCTCCACCGACATTCACGGCCAGCGCCCCGGCAGTCGGTGATCCGCCTGTTCCAGCAATGCCGGTGTAGATATTGACCGCGCCACCATTGCCGCCCGTGGTCCCGGTTCCACCAGTTCCAGCAGTCAGCGTGATCGCGCCGCCATTGCCTGCGGCTGTAGGAGTTCCACCACCACCGTTGCCTGCGGTGATACCAACTGCCCCGCCAGCGCCGGAAGTTGCGCCACCTGCCGATGTTCCAGCGTTACCTGCGGTGAGTGTGATCCCGCCACCCGTGCCTGATACACCAGTGCTTGAAGCAAGCCCGGAGTTACCAGCCACAAGTGCGAGGGTTCCACCAGCAGCAGAAGTGCCTGTGGTAACGGTACCCGAAGCGCCGGTTGTGAGTGTAATCCCACCACCAGCCCCGGAGTTGGCCGTAGTGTTCGTTCCTGAAGCGCCCGCCGTTATCGTAACGGCCCCGCCAGCCGCTGCAGTCCCAGCAACTGTTACACCCGAAGCGCCAGCCAGCAGTGCAATTGCCCCTGCCGCGCCAGATGTACCTGCGCCTGACGCTGCACCTGCTGCACCTGCCGTAAGCGTGAGCCCGCCACCAGCACCAGTGGTACCAGTAGCTGACGCACCGCCAAGTCCAGCAACAACGGAGAATGCTCCACCTGCACCTCCAGTCCCAGAGGTCAGACCATCGCCACCAGCCGTCGGAGTGAGAGTAACCCCACCGCCAGCGCCACCGTTGTTCGTTGCAGCCTGTCCTGCCGTCGCAGCTCCAGCAACGAGAGAGATAGCGCCACCGTCTTTGCCGACTGTAGTGGGCGTTCCAGAAGCACCCGCAGTGATCGTTACAGCGCCACCTGAGAGGTTCGCGCCAGAAGCAGTCTTGGTAACGGTCCAAGCAGTGGCCGTCGCCGGTCCACCGGTGACGTTGCCTGAGAACACCGCAGCTTGAGCAAGAGTCACAACACCCGTAGCGGCAATAGAGAGGGCAGTCGTACCAGACGCCCCACCTGTCTTGATAGTCAGTGCACCGGCATCCGGACTGCCACCGGCACCGGCAACACCCGTGTAGATGTTGACAGCACCGCCAGCGCCACCGGTCGTTCCAGCGCCGCCGGTTCCTGCTGTGAATGTGAGCGCCCCACCAGCGCCACCAGTTGTGGGTGTTCCACCACTACCGGTTCCGCCAGTGATCGTGACAGCTCCACCAGCAACGGATGTGCCAATGGCAGTAGTTCCGCCACTGCCACCCTGCAATGCCAGGACGCCAGCCGCTCCAGAAGTGCCCGCGCCTGATGCGTTTCCTGCGGTTCCCGCAGTCAGAGTGAGGTTTCCACCTGCTCCGGTTGTGCCGGAAGCAGAAGCACCGCCTGTGCCTGCAGTTACGGCAACTGCGCCGCCTGCCCCACCCGTGCCAGCCACGGTAGCATTGCCACCCGTGCCGGTCGAGAGAGTCAGGGTTCCGGACGCGCCACCTGTGCCCGCTCCTGATGCGGAAGCACCGTTGCCCGAACCGAGCGCGACGTTACCCGACCGTCCAGCAGTCCCGGTAACAGTCACTCCACCTGTCGCGGAAGTGATCGATACCGCACCACCGACAGCGGCGTTCGTAGAGGTTGTCGCCAACCCGCCGACGCCGGATATGAACGTCAGTGCTCCACCGGCCCCAGCGGTCCCACCGGCAACAGCAGAACCCGCACCGGCTGTTATCGTGACAGCCCCGCCGGTTGCTCCTACGCCAGAGGTTGTGCCAGTAGAAGCGGCTCCCGCCAATAGGGCGATAGTTCCACCCGCTGCAGCAGTTCCCGCGACCGTTGATCCAGCAGCACCGCCTGTGACATTCACGCCAGCGCCAGCACCTGCTGTACCAGCTCCAGCCGCGTTGCCACCAGCTCCGCCAATGACCGAAGTAGTTCCACCGGCACCACCCGTGCCAGTAGTTCCGGCGTTTCCACCGACTCCACTCTGGAAAGTCGCCGCGCCACTCGCGCCACCAACACCTGCGCCCGTTGCGGCCCCGCCAGCACCGGTTGCAATAGCAACCCCGCCGCCAGCGCCACACGTGCCAGTTGTTGAAGAAACACTACCGACACCGGCGGTGACTGAGATAGCCCCGCCAATAGCGGCAGTAGCAGCCGCGCCGCCTGTCGAAGCGGCTCCGGCAAGTATCGTTACAGCACCGCCAGCTCCGGCGGTGCCAGTTGTCGTGATCGTTCCAGCAGCTCCGGCGGTCAACTCGATAGCGCCGCCAGCACCTGCTGTGCCAGTGGTCGCTATGCTTCCCTGTCCGGTCGTGACTGTGAATGCGCCGCCAGCCGCAGGGGTCGCGGTAGTCGTGCCTCCGGTAGAAGCGGCACCGGCTATAACCGTGATGGCACCACCAGCGGCAGGTGTTCCGGCAACGCAGACACCTGCGTCTCCGGACGTTATTCCGACGATACCACCCTCGCCAGACGTGCCGGTTGTGGCCGCGCTACCAGCGCCAGCGGTTATCTCGATAGGCCCGCCAGTTGCGCCCGTAACCGTTGCGGTACTGCCACTCGAAGCGTCACCGCCCTGGATGAGCAACTTGGCCCCAGCGGCAGGTGTTCCAGCCACAGTCGCCCCACCGGACCCTGAGTAGATCGACATGGTGCCAGCAGCACCGGCCGTACCTGCGCCGGAAGCCGCTCCCGAGTTGCCAGCGGTGAACGTTACATTGCCACCCGTGCCACTCGTGCCTGTGGCAGTTGTGCCACCGTTGCCAGAAGTGATACTGGCCGCGCCACCATTCCCGCCGGTTGTCGTGCCTGCGGAACCGTTTCCGGTGACGGCAGTCAGTGCGCCACCGTTCTTTCCTGTTGTCGTGCCGCCGTTGCCACCAGCCGTAGTGAAAGTGATAGCACCGCCGTTTCCAGCAGCGCCGGGGCCACCAACCAACGCGACGGCCCCACCTGCGCCCGCAGTAGCTCCTGACCCACCAGTGATGGTGACAGCGCCGCCAGCGCCTGCAACGCCTACGCCACCAGTCATGTTGATGACGCCTCCGCTTGCAGCGCCATTGATAGTCAGAGTGAGGTCTGATGCCTCGATACCACCGGTGTATGTCAGACCACCGACACCACCAGAACCAGCCTGCGTAAGCGTGCCTGCAATCGACACATTGCCTGCGGTTGTCACAGAGAGCACCGGGGTTACTGTCCCCTCGGCATTGTCGTCAAGTGTCCCTATCACCAGAACGTTGTCACCAGCCACGTCACCGTGAGCGGTTTTCGGGATGATGACGACGTTCTCGAGATGTGTGCTTGTTCTGAACTCGCGTGCCATTTTGGGTGTACCTCCTCGTAAATGGCTGAACTAGGGGAGGGATGTTGCACCCTCCCCAGAAACGTCAGTTACGCCCCGACTGAACCGTCGATACCTCTCCAGTCGTAGTAGCCGACGCCGAACCGGAACCGGCCCTTGTAGCGTCTGTCACCCGACTGGAACTCGTTGTCGCGCTGGAACGTCGGCTTGACGCGCCACTTCGCCACCGTGCCGAACCCCTTCATGCCGGGCTTCGACGCCTTCTTGGCGAAGACGAACCACGAGGTTGCGCCAGTGATCCTTGACCACGTCTTGCGGGTCAGGCCATTGGCGACGATGTTGGCGGTCTGGTCGGTTGTGTAGGCACGCGTCTTTGAGAGCAGAATCTCATCGGCCATCTGCTCAAGATCGGGTGGGACAACAAGCGACTCGCCTTTGAGAGACCACGACTGGCCGTGGGCACCCTGCATCTTCTGCAGTCTCAGCTTCGATGCGGCAATCGCCGCCTGAGAGAGGGAGCAGGGTGTTGCTGGCCTGTTGGCATACGAACCACCAGTCACAATCGGGTGGTCGATTGCGAGGAAGCACTTGCCATCTGGGGACGAATCCACGGCGGTAGATGACGTGCTCGTTTGCCACGGACTAAACGCAGTCGTAACGCCATTACTACACGCATTGAACGGCGCAGCGGCTATGATCTCGATAGTGTCCTGCCCAGCCTCGCCGAGAGCGGTAGACAGACCCATCCCGAGTATTGAGTGTGGGTCGTCTTCCATCGTCTCTTCCTCGACCGTGTAGGCCAGGGAGTATGTGGCAGGGGTAATCTTGCAGTTGTAACCAGCTTGGATCGAGGCGTATGCGACGTTCTCGCCAAGCGCCTTCTGCTGCCATGAGCCGAAGCCAGTTACCTGCGTGTAGGCGTCATACTCAGAAGTGATGTCGTCTACGAGATAGAAATCGGTGTATTCGGTCTCCCCGTTCCAGCCCTCTTTCCACGCGGTCCTGATATTCGCGTCGTACAGGTCGGGAAACCCACTCTTGAGATGTCTGATATTAGCCATGGTGTTATCCCTCCCTTAGAGCTGTAGCGCACCGTAGATAGGCGTTAGAGTCGAGGTGCTGACAGAGCACATCACTGGCAGGAACTTCACACGAACGCGAATGAATCTGTCAGTTGACTTGGCATCCGGCTCCATCACGATGTCCGTGATCTTGACCCGAGCCTCTGTCTGGGCGTCCAAGTCAACGGCGCAGCCGTACCACACGTCGCCGCCATCATTTGTGACCTGGGCTATCATGAGGTTGTAGGCATTCCCTACGAGCAGTGCGACGGATGACCGAGCCGTGTTGCCTGCGGTCGCGGAGACTACCGTCATCTCGTACTCGTCAACAGCGTTGACCGGCATGATGCGAGTCTGAGTGCCGGTCGCGATGACCGTGGCCCCAGTCGTGTCACCACCGGATGTGACGAAGCCAGCAATGGGAAGATGGTCTGTCAGAGTGGTTGCCGTCACGGCATCAGCGGTAGAGAGATACACTGCATCGCCGTTCACGTAGTACTGTGTGGCCGCCGAGAGATATGGCAGGTTGGTGTTCTTGTTCTTGAGCTCACCGGGCGGATACGCGCCGCCAGACCGCGACCACTCAATATCCTTTGCGTCGCAGTATTTGAGAGTGGCGGTCGTCAACCCGGTGTTGTCTGTTGCGGTATGGGTGACTGTCCTAGCCATGTTCCTGTTACCTCCTAGAATGATCGTCTTGCGTGACCACTCCAACCGTGCAACAGGGTGGTGTTGTCTCTATCGATGCCAAGTGCCCTTGAGGCGGGGTTTTGCACCGACGACGCCACCATTGGCTATCGGGCGGTGGATGTTACCTGTCGGGGTCGGGCTAGGCTCTGTCTGCCACGTGAAAGACAGAGGGGCCTAACCCCGACTTCGTTACTACATCTATAGTGTAGAGATTGGCTGATTTTGCCAACCCCTATTCGTCTTCGACTTCATCGATCTCGATTGCGTGCTCTGTGATCTTTGCCCCAATGGACTCCGCTTCGGCCTCAAGACCACGGTACTTCGACTCTAGAATGTACTTCGCAAGCGACGCCTGATCCGACTTCTCCTGGTCGCCGATGTGCTTGGGTCGCATGTACAGTATCGTGTCCGCGTGGTGCAGGAACTTGTCAGTCTTGTTGCCAAACGCGTTCGGCGCATGGACGCCTGGATATTCCTTGGTGTTGAGCGGAACCCAGTTCATGCCACCGTAGAACGCTCGCGCGCTATCACCCTCATGGATGAAACAGAAGTCCCACTGCTCATCCATGCTTGGGTCGTCGCATACGACGACACTGAAGTCCCTTGGCCGCTGCAGTTCTCTAGCCCGTATCACGGCAGGCGGGTCTTTCTGCGTAGTGGCTTGCTTAAGCATTGTGCTTCCCCCTTGTCGTGTCGGTGTGCACATCAATGACAGTCTGCGGTTCCAGCGCCTCCAGATACTGCTCAACGGTGTAGCCTATCTGCTGCCGGTGCGCTTCCTGTTCGGCGTTCAATGGGTTCGTTCCCGCCGACGGACTCGCACTTGCCGTCCCGGTCGATACCGAGGCAAGCCGGTCCTGCCTGTCGGCCTCGGCCTGTCGTACCTGCTGTGCTTGCGCAACTACGGCGGGATCGGGTGTCGGTGCCACAGGGGTGGGTGTAGGCGCAGGGTTCGCCATGGCACGTTTACCACGCGCCGCATTCAAAACTAGCTGTTCGAGCTTGCCAGACTGGTCGCGCGCTCGCAGTTCGGTCATGTTCCGGAAACCCATATCACGTAGGGCTTCGTCCACATCTGGCTTAATATCCTTGAAATCCGGCACGGTCAACTCCATGACCTGTCGAGCGCCTTGGTCGATGAGACCCACGAAGTTGGGTATCAGTTGGCCGAGGACTCTATTCAACCCGGCCTCGACTCGCCTATCAACTTCGGCGGCGGGGTCTTCCCAGTTGAACTCGGTTGGGGTCGGCTCCGGTGTGAACTGCTGTTGCTGTTGCGTGGCCGGGTTGTAGGCGGCGTTGCCGCTATCGTCTACCGGCACATTGTAGGCGCGCGCTGCCTCTAGGATGCGCTGCTTTTCCTCGCGTTCCTTCTGCAGTCTACCGAGGTCGGCGTTTCTGTCGGCCTTCTCCTTTTCGAGCGCCGCTTTTGTAGCGGCCAATTCTGCGGCCACATCAGTGGCTGGCTCTGCCTGGGGAACCGCCGTCTCTACAACGGGATCCATGTCCAGGGTCTCTTCAGGTGGCATCCTTAGTCTCCTGTTCTGCTTCGTTGTCCTGTTCGATGATCATGGTTGGTATATCACGCACGAGCGTGCAAGCCGCGATGAACTGCTGCTTCTTCACTTGTCTCCGAGCGAACTCTTCAGGCGCTTCGCCCGCTTGCCAGTCCTCCTCGATCAGAGCATTG